GCCTCTCTCCTCTATATAGGTCATACCGGCCACACCGAGCAGAGCGTCGTTGCTGAAAGCCAGCTGCCGCCCGATGGCGGGCTTCACGCTCTCATACACACTGTCGTTGGCGGCAGCACCCACGGGCAGCGCCTGCTCGAAATCACTCTTGGTTATTGTTATCTCCATCGTCGTTTTGGTTTGAGTTTCCACTAACTTTCTTGGCATCCTTGTTCTCATCGAGGGTGGTGAGCATGAGCATCGGCACGTCGACGGTGCACCTGTCCGACCACCCATTGTAATGCAGGATGACGTGGTAGGGCTTGGCCATCACGTCATGATAGATTTTTTCGAGCGCCTGTTTCAGGGTGAAGAGCTCGCGCTTGTCGGAGCCGGAGTTGTTCATCTGGCTCTTGCCCGGAGTGGCACCCACAAGGTTGGGGTGTACGCCATACGCGAAGCAGAGGGCGTTGGCGGCCTCCTGCATGTCGTCGCTCCAGTTAAGCAGAGGGCGTTGGCGGCCTCCTGCATGTCGTCGCTCCAGTTGCCGCCCTCCTTCTTGCTCGGGTCATTGAGGTTGATGATGCGCACCATGCGGTTCTCCTTGCCGTTGGGGTCGATGTAGTAGCCGGTAACGAGGGCCTTGCCTGCATTCTCTACACCGCAAACAAAGTCGATGATGTTCTGCTTCTCCTGCTCCTTGCGCTGCTGGCGGTCGGCCTCGTCCTCGATATGCTCGTTGTCGCACACATTGTCCCAATATTCTTCATGCACCTCAATCTGTACGCGTGGGGCCGACGTGTTCTTGATCATAAACCGCTTGCCGATGCCTATCACAGACGGTAGATGTCATACCAGGAATCCTTGAAGATGCTCGAGTAGTAGGGCACGGGATAGTATTGGTAGCCGGGGGTGGCCATCCGTGAGAGGATGGCGAACTTTCGGTCGCTGGTGGGCTTGTTGTGGACAAGGCCGGTGGCGGGGTCGGGCTGCTTGCCCATGCGTATCTCTAAGTCGCCAAGCGGATCCCAGTAGTCAAGCAGGGGAATGGCCTCGATGCGCTTCTCGTTGAAGTGCCCGATGCGGAAGTCACCAAAGAAGACGTGCTCTATTTTTCCCGATTTTGTCGACGGGGCGTACTCGAAGCGGCAGTAGCAGGCTTCCTTGTGCCGCACGTTGACAATACGGCTGCCGTCGCGAGAGAGGATGATGCAGGTCACGCTGAAGTTGTACATCTGCATGTCGGTGCACTGCTCGGCAAAGCATTCCTGCAGCGAGTTGTGAAGGCAGAAATCGGTAATTTCTGGAATATCGACATCTTTCTTCTCTTTCCTATCGACGAAACGCAGTCCCTGGCCATAGCAGCAGATGGTGTTGAACTGCTGGCACTGAGCGGTAATCATGTTCCCCAACACGGCCTTGCGCAGCTGATGGGGCAGCATGTCGTCCACGCCGAAGGGCACATACTGATAGCCACGGCCGTTGATGGTCAGCGGCCGGACGTTCACAGTGCCGTCGTCCTCGTCAAACACGTCGCTGCTGTCGCCTCCATACTCCTCGGCGATGGAGTCGTAGGCCTTGGCACGCGCCACGCCCTGGGGGATGATGCGGAAGTGCTGCACGCTGCCGCTCTGCCCGGTCTTCACAAGTTCTAAGTCGTTATTGCTCATAGATATATTTTCATTCCGTTAACTTCATAGATGAATATTTCGGGCAGCAGACGCATCTGGTGGCTCATGGGATTGATGATGCGCATGTAGCCGCCCTTCCAATACTGGTGATGGACGAGCCATCCGCGGTACTCCACCCTATGGCCGTCACTGCGGAAAGCTTTGATGTTCACCGTCTGTCTGTGCTGATAGGCGAGGTCCAGGTATCGCTGCATCTCGCTGAAATGGATGGCTTTCTGCTTCTTCGCTGCTGTCATTGTTTAACTGCTAATTAAAGGTATAGTCGAAGGTGTTGTCGAAGATTCGGCCCTCGCGCTCCAGCTCCACCACGTTATGGTTGTGCTGCGCATACTCGTAGCTGAAGGTGAAGCGGGGTATCTCGTCGAGGGCATTGGTCTGCTCGGTCTTGCTGTCGTCGATGACGATCTCGCGCCCTATGTTGGGACGGCCGTTCTTGAACGTCACCAGGCGTACGTAGGGCGAGCGCATCACCTCACCGAACCAGTCGGCCATGTCCTCGTTCAGCGGACCGGTGTCGGCCTTGAAGGTGCGGGTCTCCTGGATGCGGTAGTTCTTCTTCAGGCCGCCAATATAGGCGGAGTCGCGCTTGAAGGTGGGGGCTTTCGTGGCCAGGCCGGTACAGTAGAAGAGCTCATCGCAGCCAAACGAGTTGGTGAAGAGCAGCACGGGGGCGCAGTCGGGCATGCGGAAGTCGATGTCGTACTGCTGACGGCGGCTGCCTGCCGTGATGGTGTAGGTGGCGAGGGTCTTGCCCTCGGCGGCGAAGCGGTCGGGGCTCACGTCGATGGTGGTGTAGCTGCTGTTGCCGCCGATGACCGCGGGAGTGAACGTCCCGGTGCTGCCGTCGGTATAGGTGGCGGCACACGAGGCAGTGTCGGTACCGATGAAATGGAGGTATTCGAGCCGTCCCGGGGCCGTGAGCTTCGTGCCGAGCAGCAGCGAAAGGAAATGATTCGTGGTCCAGTCCTCGCACGTCGTAGGGATGTCGGCCTCGCAATAGACCAGCGAGAAGGTCTGCTGCTGTGTGGTGGTCGGTGTGCTGTCGGCAAACTCCTCGGTCATCTGTATCTGCACATCCACCACGAGCATCTGACGCGCATAGGGGGTGAGCAGACTGCCCAGGTCGGCAAGGGTGATGCTGCCGTCCAAGGGATAGAGATATTCCGAGTAGATCTCCTTCCATGTCTTATTGTCGGGGCTGATGAGTATCTTCACGCCCATGCGGTAGCCGTCGATGGTGCATACCATGTCGGGCACGCCCATCGAGAAATACTTGCCGCTGAGTCCTTGACTGATTGTGATTGCCATAATCGTTTCTTTTCCGCAAAGATATATAATGATTGACGACTCAAAAAATACAGCAGAATGACGCGTTAGGGCACGAAAAAAAGGGAACCGGCCTCACGGTCAGCACCCCTCATCATGTATATGTAAAAAAATGTCTCCTATACCTGGAAGTCCATGTCGCGCCAAATGGCCCATTTCACCGTGCCGTCCTCGACGGTGGTGGTGCCGAACTCGTGCATGAACATGTAGTTGGCGATGATGTGTATGTCCATATAGTACATCGGCTGCAGGTCTTCGGCAATCTCCTCCGAGGACTTCGGGTCGAAGACGAGCTCCGTGCCCGTCACGCCCTTTCCGGGCATATTGTCGCGCGTCTTCATGTACTCATCGAGCAGCTTGCACTGCATCTTCTCTTCCTCGGTGCGGTCGTTTTCCTTCAGCCAGTCGAGGAACTGCTTCAAGTCCTTGTTCATTGTTGTGCCCTCCTAATCTTCTTTAAGTCTTCCTTCATGTCCGACAGGCTGATCATCCAGTCGGTGAGCGTCTTGCGCTCTTCGTCGTTCTCACTGTCGCCGAGCTCCATGAG